GGGTTCTTACGATAATTACTACCTCTATTGGTAATGTTTACGTTATGAATTGGACCACCAACAAACAGTTCTACTTGAGCAGCAACCTCACTTGGAAATACTGGAGTAATTAATACTGTAGGTTGTTTTGTATATCCAGTTCCAGGATCAAGGATTCTAATCTTTGTGATTTCACCATCTACAACAACAGGTCTTAAAACAGCGTCTCTAAAACTATCACCAGTAAATACTGTGTCGGTAGAATCTTTGATTACCGTGATAACTGTATTATCATTAAGATATCCAGAACCACCATCAAGAAGATAAACTTCCTTAACAGAACCATTAACAACAATCTCGCCAGTTGCTTGAGTTCCACTCCATGTGGATGTTACTGTAATGGTAATATTATCTGCAGGAGATTGACCTCCAATATCACTACCTTGAATTGCAAATGCGTCTCCTACTGTGTATCCACTACCAGTAAATTTTTCTAAAATAGAAACATTCGAAATTTCTCCAGATGCTCCTCTAGTAATTGTAAATCCTGCTTCAGTTTCAGTTAAATTACTTACAAATACTTCATAACTTCTATTTGCCTGAGATGCAATTGCTGTACCAGCAGTATGAGTAAATGTACCGATGGAATTTACCAAAGGTGCTTCAAATTCTAAGACAGGGGGATTATCTACATTATAGTTGTCTCCACCATCAACAACAGTTACAGTTTCTAAACGACCTCTAATAACTCGCTCATCACTCTTCCAGTTTTTGATATAACTACCGTCTCTCAGCAATCCAACACGCTCATTGGGTTCGGTTGCAATTTTATTATCTTCGTAGGTCTTTTCAAACGTTCTTGGGAATTTAGTAACAAGACGAGCATCTGTTACTGTAAGATTCTTCTGGGTAAGAATAGTTTCATTCAATCCATACCAAGGAAGACCTGTAGTATAGACATAGGCATACTCATCATCTGTGTAAACAGTATTGATACCTGCAATCAGATTTTGATTTAATCTTACAGGAAGTAAATCGTTAAATGTCCATGTTGTTACTAAAGGAGAGTTTTCATCTACGATATTGGATACAAATCCAAGATCTCCTTCTTGATAGAAAGTAGAATTAGCATCAACAGTGAAATCACTGACACCAGCATAAATGATGAAATAAGAGTCACTTCTGACTGCACCATTTCGTTCCTTTACTGTAGCAAGAGTATCTACGTCAAAAGCATATTGACCAACAACATCAGTAGAAAGCGTTGGGTTTGTTGCTTCTTCAATAACCAGATAATTAAATCCTTTGTTGTAATAAGTGTATAAAGAGTCCCCAATTCTTACAACACCCTCTCGGTCAAACCCATAAGTAGAATCAACATACAAATAGATGATTCCGTCATCAGTTACAGGTGCTGCAGTAACTTTAGTAAACTTAGTTGGTACAATATGATCAGAATTTGAGATTTCAACTTCAAATACCTGACTTGCAAATGAGAAGATGTTTTCTACTGTTTGAACTGGGAATTCAAACGTTCCCTGCAATAAAATAGCACCATTATTGACTAACTCACCCAAAGGATAGTTGTCAAGTGTTTGCAATCTGACAATATTCTTATTCTGATAGACGGCATTAGAAGATGCCATCAAATAATCTTTAAAGTTTATAATAGATGCTTCTTTCTGGAAAAGAAACTTGAAGTAGAAAGAAATAGAATTTGGTGTACCTTTAGATAGGTAGAAATCCTTAATACGCTTGCTTACTGTATTGACATTAAGGTTTTCAAGATTATCTTGTAGAATATTTGAAGGGAATTCTGCAAGATATTGTCTTCTGATTCTTTCTAAGAAATATCCAAAATACAGGAAAGATTGGTTCCAGACATTCTTACCTGCAAGATGACTTACAGCAGTAGTAGAAACGTTTGGTGAAAGTTCCCCCTGTATTGACAGATCGTTAAAAGCATATCCTCTAACGCAATCGGTAAATTCAGTATATCTTGTTCCATTCTCTACAATATGAGATCTTCTCTTGTAAAGAATGACCTCATCACTAATTTTGAGCAATCCATCGTTCAGTGGAAACTCTACATGCTCATAAACTCTGACTGTGGTGCTGGTAGCAGTCAAAGGTAATGCAAGTTGTGCATATGGCGTTACATCATCAAACGTGTCAGTATCCAATAATCCCTGAATACCATAAAGGATATTCAAAGGACTACCATTCGTTTCCATGTACGAATAGTATTCCTTCAGGAACTCAATAAGTTTTGGATATTCAGTAGCGGTAAAAGTGGATACCTGACTCTCTACTGAACTGGATACCTTATAATCGTTAAACATATTTTAACTAGATACTGGAATTTGTCCGACGCCTGATGTTCTAGATGCAGATGCAATGGTATCAAGAATTGCAGTTACTGATACATCTGCTTGCGAAATTGAAAGATAGGTATCTCTCAATGCTACAATGTCATTTGATTTAGGAATGACAGAGAGTTCAATATAGTTAAGTCCACCTACAGCAGAATTAATATTAATCGCATTAATATTTATTTCACCCTTCTCATAGTCAATCGGACCAGCATTCTTCGAGTAATAAATCTTCTCAGAACCATTCTGTCTGTAGATAGCAATTGTATTGGTTCCCATCTTCTCGAAATAATAGACATAGTTGCTATTTTCACCTGAGATCTTGAATCCACTGGATCTCAGATCAGTATTCTCTGAAATACGGTTTCCATAGCAAACTTCATAGGATGCAAAGACATTAGTAAGGAACTTCATGTGCTTTTGCATTCTGATTCTGGTAATGTTTGACGTAATACCAGGATCGGAGTCATCAATGGTTCCTACCAGTTTACTGTACTTGAATTTACCATCAAAACGGTTAAGATCCTTCTCAGAACCAAAACTCAAGATGAGATTGCGTACAATTTCATTCAACTGCTGTTTTGTACGCTTTGTAGTGGTATTATTGTAATAAACGAAGGAATCAATCTCTAAGTAGAGGTATGATGGGTCAATAATCTCAGGAATGACAGAAAGGATGGTATACTCCCTGATTGCCTTCTGTAATTCTTGTTTTGCGGTGGTTGTAAGCGTCTCTGCGCCGTATGGTTTCGCTGCGATGAATACTTTGCCATACTGAGGTGGAGAGGCGTCTTCCCCGCCGAATACAGAGAAGGATTCGACGTTAGGATACAGTTGCAGAATCAGAGTTTCATAATCTTTGATGGTAACTGCTCTATTCTGTGCTGCATAGTACCTAGGAGCAAGATACTTGATCGATGAGATGCTCTCTGGGGTTGCTCCACCAGTAGAATTCTGATTTACAGTAATTGTTGGGTTAATATTTCTAATTACCGAACCATTGAAGGTAAAGTTACCTGTAAACTGGAAAGTGCTACACTCATTCGCTTCATCTTGATTACCAGTCAGGTATTCAATGCCTACAACTTCAAGATTCTGTAATTTACGTCCAAATACATCATCGCCAAAGATTAACTCGTACTGTTCATTCTTATTCTCTTGAATAAAGTACGTTAAATCGTCTGGTCTCAGATTTGTGATATTATTTGACTTCTTATACGTCAAAGGCGCAGAAGTATTGTTCTGATTTACGGTTACGAGCAATAAATCAACATCTGCGTTAGCACTAGGAATAATAAAGTGCTGTTTTGTCGAAGTGTCTACGGTATATTGAACTTTTAAGAGATTTCCTTGGTATAAATCGATTTCAGAGAAGGTAACTACGCGGATTCCAGCAGAATTCAGGTATGCTTCGCGGGTAACATCGTCTAAAACGGAAAAAATGTAACTTCCATTGGAATTTGTGCCCAAAAATGCCTCACCTTTCTTCAAAGTAAGTGCTTCAATCTGCGGAGGCACGGGAATTTCCATAGAAATCACCGCTTTTGCGGATTTTGCCGATCTTGGAGTGTATCCAACGATCTTTGCGAGTGAAACTACGTTCTCTCTGATAGATGCACTGTCAAAAAAGACCTCATTAGCGATCAAATTCGCATTCAGTGCAGAATAATAAGTGTTATATGATAATACGTCTAGAATTTGAGATAAAACTGATCCCTCAAAATTATAATCGCTAAAAGTTTCCGAGGAACGTAGGTATTCCTTTAAACTTGTCTTAATGTCTTCAAAATCTAAATTAGTGACTGTATTGAAAGCCATTATACTCTTTCTAAAATAAGGTTTAGCGATTGTTCATCTAAGGGGAGACCAACAATTTCATAATAAAGAGTGATTTCTAAAGCGTTGTTATCGATGTCATCAATGTACTCAACTCGATCAACTTTGACTCTAGGATCATACTGTCGAATGGCATCTTCAATAGAAACTGTTATTTCATCAGCAATAGTAGGGTCAAACAGTTCAAAAAGTTTTGTCGTAGCACTAGTACCAAAAAGAGGGCGAAAAACTTTCTCGCCCCTAGCAGTCAAAACGATGTTTTTGATCGCATGTTTGACTGCATCTTCATTCTTTAGCAATAATACATCACCCGTGATGGGATGATTTTCAAAATTGGGGTTTAGATCAACAAATTTTTTAGATACCTTGACCATTTTACTTGTTTTTATACTTTATATATCAGGTCAACCACTCGGCATAGTCGTCAAAACCTCCCTTACCACCACAGGGGCGACTTAATCGGTCTGTAGGGGGGTTATTTTTAGGTTTTGCTGCCTTGTTGAGGTAATAATCAGACCTGGGATCGGTAATTAACACC